CCTCAGCATGCTCAATTTCAGCAACAATAATCATGAAGAGATTTGGCGCCAAGAACTCAGATGAGAAATCCACCTTGGATGTGACATGCGGGATTAGGGAATTCAACTCACATTGGACTGTCAGGAACACCGTCTTGACTCCCAAGATCAAGTATGTGTACCCATCATTGATGCCATCCACAATTAGAGGAATTGAGAACAAGCTGCACCAGTACGCAAACATGAGAGCGCAACTCTGCGAGAATGGATTTTCTTTTAAAACCATTTATTTGGTTCAGATGCTTCAAGCTCATCAGCACTACACAATCCTTGGGATGAGACTCAATCCGACTTTCCACTCAAAATTCAGGCTAATGATCCTCAAGACGCCTTCTGCTTGTGCAGGTTTCTTCATTTACGAGCCAATGCTTTATTGTGGGATGTTTGGGCTAGATTTCGCATCGTGGATTGCTTGCGTCAGATCATCCAATTTCTGTTCTGTATCATCACGAACACAACTATTCTCGACTGATGTTTCTGCTACAGGTAGACCAACATTGAACGTCTCTCTGATGCTTGGAAATGATAAAAGGTACAAGAAGTTCAAGCAAGCCATTGGTCTTGATGTCGATGAGGAGAGAGCCAAGCTTGATTCAGAATCATACTTGCTTAGGCCATCGATGACAATGCAAGAGTCTATGATCAAAATAGCTGACAAGATCTCTAAGCCTAGCTCCGCAGAGAGTTTTAGTTTTCAGGATTGCTCCAAAGCATACTCTGTTGCGGCGTACGTCTTAACTCACAAATCAGTTCTCACCAAAGACAGGGGTGAAGAGGCTTACTGTCAGAAAAAATCGTTGCTGGAGGTGATAGATTTGATTTCAAATGCTCGGTCCAATATTGATTCCGGGGTAGTCAGTCAGACTGAGTACATTGATTCTGTGTACCCTGCCTCTCAGACATACTACTCTGTTTATGAGTCACTGGTCTCGATATCCGAATCTGACATCCTGGTAGACCCAATGAAGAACAAGAGTTTCGCTACGAGGACTATCAAATTCAGCATCGATAAGACGCTTTTCACCAGTATTGGCAATCTCTCAGATGCATTGTTGACCCTGTGGTTTGATGACAAACGGACTACAACAAGGAAAGCCCGCACAATTGTGACTAAGTACGGAAGCTTAATCCCATGGCTAAGCACCGACAAAGATGCATCGTTAGAGGCTAGCGACTTCGACAACAGTTTTCAGATGCTCTCGCACTTGAATCAGGTTGCTCCAGTGTCTAGGACGGTCATCATTCCGTTGGCCACTAGGTCCCAAAAAACATTATCTGGACTACTTGATGCTGTTGCTAGATCCAATCTTATGCCAGGAGCAGTCTGCGACTTCAGGCAGAAGATTGATGATGTGTACAAGATGTACTCATTGTATGAGAGTGAGAAG